GCCGAGCGTCAGGCTTGCAATCGCTGGAATCTGATATTTGACAGCGGCCAACCAGTTTATCAGGGGCAATCTCTGGTAAGCGGACTGGTCGTTGACAATTCTGGCGTGGACTTAATTGCCAGGCCACCGTCAACAATAATATCGCTGCTTGATGGCGTATCAACCTACAGTATTGACTCAAAGATTACCTATATCCAGTACATCGGAATTAAGGTAACTCAGTACAAAAACGGGATTTACAGTACATGCAGACATGAAATACACCGAAAATCTCTTGACGAGATGAATCGGGCGCACCCAGGCTGGAGAAATGAAACTGGTGTTACCGTGCGCCATGTCAATGCAATCGTGCGCGGAAGATCGCTATCGTTAAGCAGAATACCAACGGCTTCGCTCGATGCAACCTATATTATTTCATTACCAACCACTACTCCCAATGCTGGCGATACCTGGTGGGACGGTACTCAGCTTTACCAATACGTCAATGGTGCATGGATAATAAATCCTGCCGCCCCGCTTGGGTACCTAAACCTTGAGGTTTACCGTCTGCCGATTGCTTATACGGCAGACACAGGTTATATTCCTGAAATAGCCGAAGAACACCACAGAAACCTAATTTATTGGGTAATGTACGAAGCGTATCTTAGAAAAGACTCTGACAATACCGACCCCAACAGTTACGACAAAGAGCGGTCATCGTTCGGCCTGCAAATGTTCAATGACTATTTTGGAAAACCCGTTTCGGCATCGGTACGGCAGCATGAACTTGAAAACAATCCAAACAGCAACTTTCACGCGCATCAATATGAAACCAGCCTGAGCAACGGAAATGCCGGATTCGGATACCACGGCGGACATGAGGACTGGTAATGTCATCGACTATTCTTGCTCTATCAATTATCACCGAAGCATCAACAATTTTAGGCGACAGCAGCAACGCCCGCTGGTCGCAATCTGATCTACTCGGATACCTGAACGACGCGCAACTTGAGGCGGTTACGCTTGCGCCCAAAGTAAACCCTGTAAGGGTAACAGTGCAATTGCTGCCCGGCATTACACAAGAACTGCCGAATGACGGAATCTTGCTGCTAGATATTTTTTGGAACATGGGTGCTAATGGCTTAACCATTGGTCAGCCAATTACCATCACCAATATTGATGTAATGCGTAAGCGCCGGCCAAATTGGACGACCGATACCGCGTCAGGTGTTGTTCAAACCTATATGTACGATGAGAAAGACCCGGTTCATTACAGCGTGTGGCCTCCGCAGCCAAACCCGGCTTGGTATATCGACATTAACTACTCGGCGGTTCCGGTCGCTATTCCAGATTATGGGCCATCAACCACCATTACGATTGACGATTACTGGAAAAACGCCCTGCTGTCATTTGTGCTGTACCGGGCGTTCTCCAAGGACGCAGCAGTACCAGCAATGGCAGAGCGCAGAGACGCTAACTACAAACAATTCCTGCAAGACCTTGAAATTGCCGCTGAGGTTCGGGCTTAATGCCTGCTTTCAAAATACAGGGGTTCGGCGGCATAGCGCCCAAGGTTGACCCGTCGCAGCTTGCCGAAAACATGGCGACAACTGCCGATAATGTTCGACTTGACCGAGCGGCACTAGTTAGTTTGAATGGAACCAAAAATGCCTTAACCATAAGCAATACCGCAAAATCTATTTACAAATTCCTGAATTACTGGTTTTGGTGGGTTCATTACGGCGTTGATGTCATACGCTCGCCAGTGCCAAACGACCTTTATAACAGGCTGTACTGGACAGGAGAAGGCTATCCAAAGTATTGTTACAGCAAAACAAGCTACAACATACCCGCGCCTTTGCCTATCAACATTCCTGCGCAGCCTAACTCTCCAGGCGACGGTGATATAAGCTACACAAATCCGCTTTTCGACAATATATCGTCAAGCACAAGCAGTGCAACGGTCACAAATTCAGGGTTGGGCGACGCATTTGATTTTTCCTTGATTGGATATTATTTATTCGAATATTCAACAGGTACATTGATCGGCCAGATCAAAACCGTTGAGTCCAGTTCCAGCCTCACTCTATCCGCAAATGCCGCTGTAACCTACACAGGTTTATATAAAATCAATTTAAGCCCCGGCACTACAGCAGCTGGCACGATTGCGGCAGCAGAAGCATCGGCAAATATCACAGGTACTTCGACTTCCTTCAATTCAAGTCATATCGGCCAATATTTAATAGCAGCCATTACGGGTGATGTGATAGGTCAAATCCAGTCTGTAGCAAGCTCAACCGGCGCATCGTGCATAGCCTTAAACACGCTGGCAAACGCAAGCTATGTTGGAACATATAACATTCAGCCTGTAGCAAATGCGTTTCCAGGCGCTTATTCAGGCATAAGTTATTACAACAACATTTCTATCCCAATTTCTATCCCAGAAGGCCCGACAGCCTTAATAAATGCGCCTACAGGAACATTTGCAACAGGAACGGCGAATAATGGATGTTTTGTAATTATTAACAATCAAATAATTGGGGTGGTCAAGCAAACAAACAACTCAGGACAATTGCAGTTATACCAAAGTTATTTTGGTGTTTACAATGGTTTTTCCGGAATAAAAATTGGACTGATAGGGTCAGGATTTGTAGGTGCTTATCCTCTTGCATTAAAAAACTCTCCAGTAGCAGGGATCGGAATTTATGGAGATGATAATTTAACAGGAACAATAGCCTGCAACACATCCAGTGCGGTAGTTACACTCTCTGGTTCCGATGCGGCGTTTTCGCCCGATGCGGCTGGGAAATATTTAATTCAGGCGGCAACCAATACCGTTATCGGCCTGGTTCTGACGTACAACTCCGCTACGCAAGTTACGCTGTCATCCCCTGCGGCAATATCGGGCGCAACGACATACAGCGGCGGATTTTATTTAAGCACCCAAAACACAATTGTTGAATGGCGGTATTTTTTTACATACGTCGATCAACTCGGACAAGAAAGTCCGGCATGTTCAGCATTGTCTATCTACAGGTTTTGGCCTAACAATAACTTTCTTAGGCTTTACCTTCAAGACAGCCAGGTATCAGGCCCATCTTCTAGCGTAACCACAATCAGGATATACCGGACAAAAGCGGCGTCTTTATCTGTTTTTTATAAGCTCAAAGACATTGCGATTACAGTTTCCGGCGTAATTCCAACTCAATATTTTGACGATACTACGCCCGACGCATCATTAGGAGCTGCTTATTCTGCGCCTTACTTTGCATCATCTGCTCCCTTTACATGGTATTACATCGAAACTTTTATTGACGCGCTAGGGAATGAAGGGCTTGCTTCAAATCCCGTAGCTATAACATCAACTACCGGCGCATCTCCGCTATTGCAGTTTACGGATTCTCCGGGAGGTTGGACTTCGCGCAGAATTTACAGGGGTACCAGCATTGGTACTTACGAAAAAATGCTGGATTTGGCGGCATCTACAACACAGTATTTTGACATCATTACATCACTTGGCGCGAACTATGTAGCGCCAGGATTTAACCCAACGCCAACGTATTTGGGCGTATCTGATGTTAATCCGGATGGCTGGCTTCTTGGTGCGCCGGTGCCTACTGTTAAGCCTGGCGTAACACTTGTAGGTAGCGGGTCTGGAACGGCTGTTTATCGCAATTATGTTTACACTTATGTGACTCCATTAGGCGAAGAAGGCCCTCCCTCCCCGGCATCGGACACGGTTACATGGTACACGGGCGATACAGTTACCATCACGTTTACCGATACGCCGCCAACAAGTTACAATTTAGCTGGAAGCGGGACAAACAGGCGGCTTTATCGAACCATAACCGGCAGCAGCACAACGAAATATCAATATGTCGCAGATATTCCTATCGGCACCACGACTTATAGCGATAGCATATTGGATGCTAATCTAGGTGAAGTTCTGCCGTCTGCAAATTATTATCCACCGCCTCAAAACATGATTGGCATCAAGATTCATCCCGCCGGTTTTGCTGTTGGATTCTTTGCCAATACATTATTTGTGAGTGAACTATTTTTGCCTCACGCCTGGAACCCATCGAATCAAATAGCATTGCAGGGAAATATTATTGCAATTGCCATAACCGGAGACTCGATTCTTGTTCTGACGGATTACTGGCCGTATCTGGTTACAGGAACGACACCATCATCATTATCGGCAATCAAGATTGACGTGATGCAGACGTGTGTTTCAAAGCAAGGCGTGGCAGATTTAAACGGGCTTATCATGTTTGGATCGCCGGATGGGTTGGTTTCTGATGTGATGAACGACATGCGCGTTGCAACACTGAATTTGCTGATGCAATACCAGTGGCAAGCATGGAATCCGGCAAGTCTGAAGGGATTTTTTCATGAAGGATTTTATATAGGATTTACAAATACCAATGCGTTCATGATTGATATGCGTTATCAGAATCCAACCTTAACCACATGCTCAGCTTTGGAAGGCTATATTGCCGGATATAATGATTTGGCGAACGATAATCTTTACTTGCTTGATCAGAGCGGAAATATTGACGCATGGGAGCAAGGATTGCCATTAACAGGCACATGGACAAGCAAGCCATTTCGTGTGCAAGAGGTAATCTGTCCGGCGGCGGTAAGGGCATATTTTACCGGCACGTTGACATTTACGTTATTAGCGGATGGCAACCAGGTTTGTTCGATTGCAATGACGAGCGGAGTAGAGC